ATGCATTTCCCGCCCGAATACGCCACAGAGGTCAATCCAATAGCGTCTAGGGTACACCCAGCCGATTGGATGGCAGGAGAGAACCGCCTAACGTACACAGAGCGGCAGGAGATGGACGAACGACAAAAACAAGCGCAGAAATGACCGATATAGAAAGATTTTGGCTCGACCTGATGGACGCACGCAGGTACGCCATCACAGAAGTATACGGCGCGGAATGCGCGAGCCGTTACAAGCCGCATCCCATGGAACGCGAATACTTCATAAACAACCGCGGCACCTTCTCAGCGCATCCCAGTGTAACAGAACACACAAAAGCCTTTTGGGTGATGTGCGAAACGCATTATACAACCCAGCGCGAGGCGTACCGCACGAAGCTAAGGGCCAACTGGCACATGGTGCAACAGTCAACCGAATACAAAAACCGCAAGCGAGAGCGTGAACTGCTAAAGGATTACATTAGCGACGCAATCAACGGCAATGGCAAAGAAACCGAAACGTAAGAAATCTGAACGTACCAAAATTATAGCACAATGCGATAAGCTATGGAGCAGATACATTCGCGCAAAATATGCAGATGAACAAGGATATGCCGAATGCTACACGTGCAGAAAGCGCAATCACCTCAGCCGATTATGTGCCGGACACTTTGCGAGTCGAAGACACCTGCAAATGTTTGAAGGCCGCCCATTACGTTACCACGAACAGAACACCCGCGTTCAGTGTTTCGGCTGCAATATTGGGCAACATGGACTGCAATGGGTGTTCGGCGACAGGCTGGAGGGAGAGAAAAGAGGCTTACCGCGATCTATTTTTAAAGCTATACAGGGAGCAACAGCAACAACGGCTGAGCTTAAAGGCACGCTCCATGAACTCCAATTACTACAAACAACCACGCCCGATGATTGGTGGATACAGCAAAAGCGAGAGGATGGAGATAGCCGCACAGCTCAGAGCGTACGCAGATGAGAGGCGTGACCTATACGGCAGCAGGTGGATTAACGTGGTTGCGGATGACGTGCTTGGACTCATTGAACACATTGCCTAATGCCTACGATACCACGCAAGCAGACGCCCGATCCGAGGCGCAAAGGAAGGAAGCGCGACAGGCCACAGGATCACAGGTACTGGACAAATCTTTGGCGTAAGAGCCGGCTGGCCTTTCTTAAGAACAACCCTGAGTGTACAGGATGCGGCGGGCCTGCTAACGTGGTGGATCACGTTATTCCAGTACGTCAAGGGGCCGAGTTCTTTGATGTAAGCAACTGGCAGAGTCTCTGCACACCCTGCCACGCAAGCAAATCAGGGCGCGAGGCCCACGGGGGGTAGCCCCCTGCAAAAACCTCAGCAAAAAGCGCCTGCATCGCCGTAGTATCCATGGCGAAATATTTCATTTTTTTCTTTGGGTTTTGGCGCTACCTTTGAGCATGGACGTACTGACAAAGACGCAAAAGCTTGAATACAAGCGCATAAAAAACGCACTGCGCAGCGCTCGACACATTGGCGAATTAGATGAAGACCTTTTAACAATGGCGGCCTGCCTAGCGGTTGAGGTTCGAGAACTGCAAAGCCTGATTGACGAAAAAGGTTACACCTACGAATTCAAAAACCGTGACGGCGGCACGATGACGAAGCACCGGCCTGAGCATCAAATGTTAGTTGAGTCACGATCCAAATATTTGGTAGTGCTGAAGGAGTTAGGTATGACACCAGCGGCAAGGAAGCGCATCGAAGTCGAGGTTGAAATGGACGACGAACTTGAGCAGCTCCTAACTTTTAAAGATGCTTGACAGCGTTGGGCACACGTATGCACTCGACGTTATAACGGGCAAGATACCAGCGGCCAAGTATGTGGCCAAGGCGTGCCAGCGATACCTTACCGATCTTGACACAGCCGAGGAGCGCGGCCTTGAGTTTAAACCAAAGACTGCACAGGCTTACATTACATTTTTTCAGAGGGCGATCCGGCACACGGTAGGTGAATGGGATGGTCAACCGTTCGATCCACTTCCATGGCAACAGTTTATATTGTGGAATCTTTACGGGTGGTTTCGTGAAGACGGTACAAGACGCTTCAATTATGCATATATTACTGTGGCTCGCAAGAATGGCAAGACGACACTTATGGCGGGTTGTGCGCTCGCTGCTCTTTTCTTTGATCAGGAAAAAGCTGCCGAGGTTTATTTTGCAGCAACGAAAAAGGATCAGGCTAAAATCGGATTCGACGAAGCGCAAAGGATGGTTTCGATCTCGCCGCAACTCAGGCGACACTTAAGAGCGGGAAAGCACGACATTAAAGCGCCAACGCTCTCAGCGCGATGCACGTACCTAAGCAGCGAGCGCGATACACTTGACGGCCTGAACATACACTTCGCAGGAATTGATGAATACCACGCGCACCCAACCGATGGTGTGGCGAACGTCCTGCGATCAGGTATGCAGGCGCGGCGTAACCCGTTACACCTTACCATTACCACGGCAGGCTTTAACCGTGAATCTCCATGCTACGAAATGCAAAAGACGTGCAAGGAAATACTCGACGGAGTGAAGCACGACGATGCACAATTTGCGTTGATCTATGAGCTGGACGAAGATGACGATTGGACGGACTCCAGCACATGGATAAAGGCTAACCCATCGTTGGGCGTGGCGCTACGCCCGCAGCTATTGGAGTCACAGTTACAGCAAGCCATTAACCTAGGCGGATCGCGCGAGGTAGAATTTAAAACCAAGCACCTAAATAAATGGGTGACCGCTTCAAAGACTTGGATACAGGACGAGATATGGAGCGCAAACGAACGGCAGGAGGATTTGACGGGGCGGATCTGTTGGGGTGGGTTGGACCTTGCAAGCGTTTCCGATATGACGGCGCTGGTAATGGTGTACCCTGACGGCGACGGCTACCATGTGCGCGGGCATTACTTCATGCCCAGCGATACCATTGACAACATACTGGACCGCGACCCGTCGCATATTTATCGCACTTTTTTAGATCTTCCAAACTTCCACATAACAGATGGAAACGTAACGGACTACGCGGCAATCCGCCGGCTGGTCAGTGGGGTGATGAACCGCCCCGACGGTCAGGAGGTAGACGCCACTAGTTTGATGCATAACTACCAAATAGAAAAGATTGCATTCGACAGATACAACAGCACGCAGATTGCAATCGACCTAGTGGACGACGGCGTGCCGCTGACTCCATTCGGTCAGGGCTTTGTGTCTATGTCGTCACCCACCAAACAACTGGAGGTGCTAGTAAGGACGGGCAAGGTTGGGCACGATGGCGATCCGGTCCTGCGTTGGGCGCTTGGAAACGTCGAGTTAAAAATGGATCCGGCGGGCAACATAAAAGCCGACAAACAAAAGAGCGGCGGCAAGATTGATCCAATTGTTGCCATGGTCATGGGCATAGGCGAACACATGAAGACGCCACAGGAGACAGAGCAGAATTTCGATATAATATCATTGTAGTAAATTGCAAGCCATATGGCAACACTTCGCGACAGATTAAATGCGCTTTTGAGGTATCGCGTAGGTAAGTACGATTCTCAGACCTTGGCGAATGACCTAGGCATTTACGGCACTACGGTCAGCGGTGCGAACATAAACGAGAATACAGCGCTAACCATTTCCACGGTTTATGCTTGCGTGTACAAGATTGCCAGCACGTTGGCCAGTTTAGATCTTGAGGTATACGAGCGCACAGGCCGCGAGATAGAACCCGCGAATGTGCATCCAGCTTATGACGTTATCAAATACAAGCCCAACGAATACCAAACGGCTTTCGACTTTTGGGAAACCATTATAAGCAATGCAGTAATTAACGGCGTAGGCTATGCACTGATTGAGCGCGATGGCCGTGGGTACGTTACAAGTTTGGTGTGCTTAGATATTTACGACGTAGACCGCAAGACCGTGAATGGCCAAATGGTTTACAGCGTTCGAAACGTGGGTATCGTGCAGGCGGAGAATATGCTGGAGATTTGCAACCTTCAAAGGAAGTCGCCGATCCGTTTGCACCGTGAGAATTTAGGACTAGCGAAAGCAGCCGAGGACTTTGGCGCGGAATACTTT